CAACAGAATGGTCGTAATTGGAGCCATAGTCCTCTCTAGCAGATGCTAGTAGATCGACTCTGACTCCATCTACGGAATGGTCATATAACTTCACAGGAACACGCGTTCTTGGAGCACATCCATAAGAAATACTCTTCACTTTTTGAGAAGAAGTATTACGCATGATAGGATCTGTAGCTCCAAGAACAGTGTGATGTGTAGAAAATAAACCATTAGGGGGTTGATCTGGAATGAAGTCAATCCTACATTCTTCAAAAGAAATGCCATGTGCGACAGAAAATTCCTGCGCTACTTTGTCAAAGTAAACAGGAATTTCCTCTCTCACAGGTTTAATTGAGCAATTAATCCTATCCTCAAATTCAGCAAAATGTTCTCGAAATAACATAAGTCCCTGTGCAACTCTAGAAGCACTAGCACTATTATGATTGTACACGAAAACAGGTTGTTGATAACGAGGATTCAATTTACAGAATCTCAATCTTTCCTGATCAGTAAGGAATCCCATAGCATTACATTCTCCATGTCTAGTAACCAAATCAATAGACAAAGCTCTTTCATGTCGAATGATAGGCTGTTGAACTCCCAACTCTCTACCTGTAAAGGTACGCTTACTAACTGGATCATGTATCTTAGTAGTAATTGGATACACGACAAGTTGTCCAAGCCCACGTACCTTCGTATTGTTCCAATTGACTATACCATCGTTTTGTTTAGAAACAAAGGTTATGTCACGTGAAATATTAAGTGAATGTACATAATCAATAAACTCTGTATCGTTAATGGAGGGAAAATAATTCAGAATATTTGGTTGTTTCTTGCCAATAGGCACTCGCCAAATAACTTTGTCAATATCTTTAAGAACTCCAAGAACTTCAACGTCTCTATCCTCAAACCAATGCAAACACTTATCTGTGTTATTTTTGTAACTCGCCAAACCAATTTTAAAATTAGTAGAATTGGGCATTTTAATATATACCTCTCGATACAATTGAGTATGCCAATCCGTCATAGCGATATCGTTACCTAAAAACCACAGATTAGAAGCTGAAATAGATAACTCCTCAATCTTCGTCTGACCAGTCAATGGGTCAGAAATTTCAACATGTCGCTTAAAATGTATCTGCCAACAATTATTAAGGCGAGCTTTAATAAACTCACTATCTTTATTGTCGGCAGCTGTAAATTGAGCGACACTATTACAAACTTCTGACGGTGTTTCTTCAACGTTTGGAACATCATTAATAACCAGTTTAACTAAAGAAGTTACAGCTGAGAATATAGTTGCTCCAACACATGCAACCCCGCTAAATGCTATAAAACCACCCAAAATAGGATGATCCAAAAGCCACTTAACAGGATTGAGACTGAGCTCTCTTAGCCCAAGTCGCATACGTCGAAACAATAATGCACAAGTATTAAACATATGTTCAGTAAACATATTAAAACCACCTTTAGTATAAG